TGGTGGTTCAAGGGGCGCGCCGCATTCAGGCTGAAGGGCTGGAAGTTGAATTCACCTTCTACCCGCCAACAAAGCGCCGCATTGACATGGATAACTGCATAGCGCGCATGAAGGCTGGCATTGATGGCATGGCGGACGTGCTGGGGGTAGATGACAGCCGCTGGAAGATGGGGTTTGAAATGGCTGGAGAAACTGGCGGCATGGTGAAGGCGCGCATCAATCCTAAAAAAACAGACGAACGGTAAAAAATAGTTTTAAAAGTTGGTTTTTTCTGGCAAATATTGCATAGAATAAGCCAACGCCTTCCAAAAAGGCCAATGACCAAGGCAGGCTGATGACGCAGCCAAAGCGCGAGAGTGTGGAGGTTGAGCCTGTCTTGGTGATGGTTGGAATTTGAGCCTGCGCGGTGCTACTACTGTGCGAATTCATATGCGCGAAGTCTGGCGCGACACTGACTTAGGCAACTCAGTGACCTTTCGAGTGGAGCTTGCCACTCAACACCAGACGCAAGAGAACGGCGCGCAATACTGATTGCGATGTGGGCCAGTCACATGACGCTTAGGAGAGACTATGGCTATCATTGAAGCGGCGGCGTTGAAGGAAACGCAACCACCCGTGGGCTGCCGGATCGGTACATGCAGCATCTAGCCCGACACTTATACGGCTGAAGATCGCCTGAGATGGCGTGAAACTCGAAAGAGTACCGTGGAGTCTCCCAAGTCGGGGAATAACTGGAGACCTATGCCGATCATCTTATTTTTAGCCGGTATCAAGCCCGGCCCGCGTCGATTGATAGTACGCAACCTAGCCGCGACAGTGCTAGGGCTGTGATGAAGGTTGGTTTGTTGGCCGCTGGCAATACTAAGGCGGCTTGAAAGCGCGGAAAGAATATCGGTGGTATTACACCGACGCGCAAACCCACCCCCATGACAGTGCAGGCGCAGTAGCGATGCGCTAACCTTGTGGATGAACATCCAAAGGCAGTTGGTGGGCGACTTAAGCGCCCAGACGTTCGATTCGTCAGCACTTATGGATATTAAGCGATGCTTCAATGCAGACGCGTGCAAGCCGGAGACCGCTACCGGCCACTGTCAACCATAGATTACAGGAGATGGAATATGTTTGGAATGCTTGAATCGTTAGCTAAAGCCACTGTGGCAGTAGTTGTGACACCGGTGGCAGTTGTCGCGGACGTTGTGACGCTTGGCGGCTCTTTGAATGACAAGGACAAGCCCTACACTGCACAAGCGCTGGAAGCGGTCGCGGAGAACCTGTCTGATGCCATCAACCCCGAGAGGTAACACCATGACCCAAGACTTCACCCCCACCCCCGGCCAGCGCTTCAAGCTGCCATCTGGAAGCCTGGTAGAGGCATACGGCAAGATCACAGAAGGCAGTGTGCCCTGCGACTACATTGACGGCCAAAGCGGCGGCGTGGTGTTTACCTGCGCTTTCCTGCGCCTGCCTTGTGTGGAGTGGGTGCAATGACCCCCTACGAAACCCAACTGCGCGACGAGTTTGCGAAGATTGCTTTAACGGCATTCCTCAATAATGGTGCCTATCAACCAAACAGCCAGTCAGGGCATGGATACGTGAATTGCCTCCCATCTGACTTGATAGAGGAGGCATATTACGTGGCTGACTTGGCAATGGAGGCGCGCAATGCCACACAGGAGGACTCCCAATGACAGCAGAAGATAAGATCAAAGAGGTGATGGAGCTGGTGGAGAACCGAGTAAAAGCAGGCATTGATGCGGCGCGCCAAATGAATTTTATGATGAGGTTTGATCTCGATAGAGCTTGCGCCGCACTGGATGCTGCCATCGAATCCAAACTCCGAGAGCTGATAAAGGATGGTGTATGACCCCCAAAACCCAAGCAGAAGTCGCGCGCGAGCTGTGGGAGAAAGCCAAGCAAGAGGACGGCTTCACCGAAGATATGAAGATGGCATACATCATGGGCGCAGTGGACGCCATGCAGCGAGTGCAGAATGAGTGCTATGTGAAGGGGGTGGCGTGATGGAAGCTGTGATGATTTACACAAACTACGCCATCTGGTGTTTGGGAGCGGCAATTATTTTAGTGGCTCTAGCGACTGGCGTTCAATGGTTGGCATGGCGTTTGTATAAAGACGTTGTTGGTTGGCCTGTGATAGCTAAAGCCATGAAGGCGTACCGAATTCAAATCAAGGAAGAAAAAGAGCGAACCAATGACACCTGACCAACAAGCCTTGAGTGACAAGCTAACCAAACTACAGCGCGGCGTAGTGCTGGGAGTGGTTGCGGGTAAGTCGCAGCGGCAGGCTTATTACGATGCGGGGGGCACTGCAAAGAGCGATGATGTGGCCGATGCGTCGGTGGCGCGAATGTTAGCGGACGTTAAGGTAGATGCTTTTTACAAGTCGCTGATTGTCGATGCCGCGCAAGAGGCTCAAATCACGCTTAAAACCCTCCTAGATGAGCTTGAAGAGGCGCGCATGGCAGCCTACCACCAAGAGAAGCCGCAAGCCGCTGCAATGGTCGCTGCTAGCATGGGCAAGGCAAAGCTATTGGGATTGGAAGCGCCAGCCAAGATCGACAACACCCATCGCATCATTGATGACGGCTCGAATGAATGGTGAATCTAGCTGATTTCCGCAGGCATGTTCAACAGACCTCGCCTGCTTTCGCTCCGTTGTTCAAAGACCAGTCACGCTATCAAGTGGCATGGGGCGGTGCGGGTTCAGGAAAGTCGCACATCGTGGCGCGCAAGATTCTTTACCGGCTGCTTAAAGAGTCGCACGTCAAGCACAACTTTCTTATTATTCGCAAGGTGGATCGGACGATTAAGCGTTCGGTTTTCACCTTGTTTCGCAATCTGATTTCGCGCTGGAAGCTGACCAAAGAATTTGACATCAACCTCACTGACAAGACGATTGTCTACAGCCCAACAGGCAGCCAGATCATGTTTAGTGGTTTGGATGATGTGGAAAAGCTGAAGTCGATTGAAGGCGTCACATCCATCTGGTGTGAAGAGGCGACAGAGCTTAACCAAGAGGATTTCGAGCAGCTTGACTTGCGCTTGCGTGGCGAGCACGGTTGCCTAAAGCAGATCATCCTGACACTAAACCCCATTAGTGAGCAGCACTGGATCAAAAAGATTTTCTTTGATGACCCTATGAAAGGGGTTTTCACTCTTCACACGACCTATCTTGACAACTCATTTATTGATGATGAGTACAAGATGGTTATGGAGAATAAGAAGAAGACCAACCCGCGCTACTACAATATTTATGCATTGGGCAACTGGGGTACGGCTGAAGGATTGATATTCAGCAACATAACTCAGCGACTTATTCGACCCGAAGAAATTGCGGGGCTGAAGTGCGTGCAGGGCCTTGACTTCGGCTACACGAATGACCCGACCTCATTCCACCAATCGTATATAGACCAAGAGAAGAAGCGTATTTACGTTTACGACGGCTTCTATGAGAAGGGTTTGAGTAACTCTGTCATTGCTGACAAGATTAAAGCAATGGGCGCGCATCGGCATAAAACCATTGCCGATAGCTCTGAGCCTAAATCCATTGATTACATCCACGGAAAAGGCGTCAAGGTAGAGGGCGCACTCAAAGGCAAGGACTCGGTGAATGCCGGTATTGATTTCTTGCTCGAGTATGAAATCGTCATCAACGCGCACCTTGTGGAATTTATGACTGAGGCAAATAACTACAGTTGGGCTATTGATAAGGATGGGAAACCAACCAATAAACCTGTCGATGACTTCAATCACTTCTTTGACTCGCTGCGTTACTCGTGTGAGCCATTGATGCGCAAAAACACTACAATTGCCGCAGTCGTGCCAACCTATTTCGGATAACCCACCATGCAACTAGACCCATCAATCAAACACCCGGCTTACGAGAGCTTTGCGCCATCGTGGCAATTGATGCGCGATAGCGTGGCGGGAGAGGATGACATTAAGAAAAAGGGCGTGCAGTATCTACCTATGAAAACGGGCACGCAGCAGATTAAGGATGCGGCCCAGCAAAAGCGCATCTATGACTTGTACAAGGTTCGCGCTGAGTTCCCCGAGATTGTTGCGCCTACCGTTCGTGGTGCTGTTGGCGTGATGTTGGCTAAGGCTGCAAAGATCGAGCTACCTCCACAGATGGAAGACATGCGAGAGCGTGCAACTCTGGACGGCCTGACGTTGGATGCATTGCACCGTCGCATGGCTATGGAAGTGATGACAACCGGGCGCTATGGGTTGTTGCCTGGCGTTACTGAGGATGGCACGCCTTACCTGTCCGGCTATGTGGCCGAGTCGATTATCAATTGGGATGCATCAAACGGCACGCCGGATTTTGTAATGCTGGATGAATCAGGCCAAGAGCGCGACCGTACTACCGGAGAGTGGAGCGAGGTAGCCAAGTTGCGCGAATGCTCTACGCAGGATGGGCACTACTGGGCGCGCGAGTGGAAAAAGGTTGGCGAGACTTGGAAGGCCGGCGAAGCGATTGATGCGCGCACACCGGGGAACCAGCGCTTAGACTTTCTTCCGTTTGTGTTCATGGGTTCGCTTGACCTGACGCCAGCGCCCGACGATGTGCCGCTGTACGGCTTGGCAAAGCTGGCTGTGCGTGTGTACCGCTTGGATGCTGATTTTTCGTTCTCGCTGCATATGACTAGCGAACCGACGCCTGTTGCTATTGGGTTTGATGACCATAATGCGGCAATTCAAGATGGACTGGCACCTAAAACGCTAGGCTCTTCGGTGCTTTGGATTCTTCCTAAAGGTGGTGATGCGAAGTATTTAGAGTTTTCCGGCCCGGGTCTAACCAAGCAATCAGAGGCCATCGCAGACTCATTGGAGCGCGCTGCCCAATTCGGCGCGCAGATTCTGCAAAGCGGGCAAAGCAATGAAAGCGGCGAGGCGCTAAAGCTGCGTGCAGCCAGTCAGACCGCGACCCTGACCAGCATTGCGCAAACTACAGCTGCTGGTTTAGAACGTGCCCTGCGTAATATCGCTATCTGGATTGGTGCTGACCCCGAGCAAGTTATTGTCACGCCGAACCTCGAATTCTTTGACCGCAGTATTTCAGCGCAAGATATTCAGGCTATTGTTGCAGCATGGCAGGCTGGAGCTATTTCACATCGGACAGTTTTTGATAAACTACAGGCGGGCGGTGTTATTCCTGAAGATCGCGCATATGACGTTGAGACAGTGGAGATTTCCACCTCAGCGGCAGAAGGCGACTTTACGGATATGGGCACTGGCTCCGCAATTCCCGGCGCTGAAGGCGCTATTAACTAAGGAGGCCATGACGTGGCTTTGAAATCCGTTTACGACACAATCGACAATATTCCTCAAGAGCATCAAGCTCTGTATTCCGAAGCGCCTGATGGGCGTTTCGTGCTGGATATTGAGGACGTTGATAATCACCCCCGTGTGCGCGGTGTGGTGACAGCAAATAAGACCAATGCGCAAAAGGCTCAAGAGCGCCTGGCAGCATTGGAAGCAGCAAACGCCCGCTTGGCTAATCTGCCAGAGGACTTTGACCCTGAAGAATGGACACGCCTCAAGTCGCAAGGTGGCAAGCCCGATGAGCAATTGAATGCCATCCGTGAGCAGCATCAACGAGCAATTGCCGCAGAGAAGGCCAAAGCGCAGGCAGAACGTGACGCATTGCAAGCGCAATTGCAAGAGCGTGATTCGTATATTGACGGCCAAGCCCGCCGCGATGCTTTGAATGCCGCTTTGGATGCGACTGGTTTTGATCCGATTCACAAACCAATGCTGACAAAGTTTCTCGCAGATCAAATTAAAGTACGCCGCGCTGATGATGGTTCGCGAGTTGCATATGCAGAAACCGACTTGGGTGATTTGTCGCCCGTTGAGTTTGTAAAGGAGTTTGCGGGTAAAGATGGCAAGGCATATTTGGCTAAAGCCAGTGGCCCGTCTGCTCCAGGCAACAACGGAACTATTACACGAGGACTCGCTTCTGGTAATATCGGCGGAACAAAGGCGGAGCGGGTTGGCGCTATTGCAGCGAAACATCCAGACCTTCCGCTGAAGTAATAATGATCGGGGAGTAATCCCCGGTTATTGCAACCTGCGTGATACGTGGGGGGCATAGGGCGATGCCCGGTTAGTTTTACATTCATCAATTTGACAAAGGAAAATCGCCATGTCTCTCTCACAAATGGAAGTATTCAATGCTTACTACATGCCTGCGGCTATTGAAACGCTGGCTCAGGAAGTGCGCAAATTCAACGAAGCGTCTAACGGCGCTTTCCGCATGAGTACCGAAGGTTTTGACGGTAGCTTTTTGCAAACCTCTTTCTTTAAGAACATTGCTGCTGCAAAACGCCGCGTTGACCGCTTCGCGCCTCAAGCCACTGTGACCCCTATCGACCTGACGCAAGACAAGCACGTAAGCGTAAAGGTCGCTGGTGGTATTGGCCCGGTTCGCTTTGAGCCTAGCCAATTCACTTGGTTGCAAAAGCCTACCGTTGAAGGCGTGGAGGTGATCTCTCGCCAGATTGCGGAAATGCTGCTGGAAGATCAATTGAACACTGCTATCGCGGCTTTGGTGGCGGCTATCGGCAACCAGGGCGCTTTGGCGACTGTTGATGTTTCGGCAACCGGCGCACTGACTCAGGCCACACTGAACAACAGTCACGCGCTGTTCGGTGACAACTCTGGCCGCATGGTTGCGCAAATCATGAGTGGCCCTTCCTACCACGAGTTTATCGGTCAAAACATCAACAACCAAAATCAGTTGTTCGTAGCAGGCAACGTCCGTGTGATCGATATTTTGGGCAAAATCT